ACAGGGTTGAAGGTCACGAGATTGAACTCGCGGCCGAACTCGCCAAGGTCAGAAACTTCGCCAACCACTGTCATGGTGAGCGCGTTGTAGCCTGTGGGGTCAAAGGTCGCAGGAGAAGATGCCGACACCTTTAACGTGGTACCGGCAGAAGTCCGAACAGTCATAAATTAAGTCCTTATTGAGGGGAGGCTTCAACGCGCCTCGTTAAATGAGACGCGCAAATCTTGGCTTTGCATGTGGATACCGGTCTCCTCGTCGAGGAAATCTGGTCCGGCGGTGTCTGTGTGGACGGTCAAGTCAAAGAGCCCGTCGATGGTTGGCATCTGGTCGGCAGCCGCCCTGCGGACAGCCGCGAGAATGGCTTTTACTTGGCGGTAAGTCGCCGCCAGCACTGTCACCTGCACGCGCTCGGTCACCCGGCGTTTGGGTCCCGGTGCCGAGATGTTTCGATCGACGCTGCTGACCGACATCAGCGATATCGCCGGCAAGTCCGTGCCCTGAGGCAGCATTCCAGCGGCAATACGCGCTTCAGGAACAAGCGCCGTCATCCCGGTGTCGGTTACCAGGAGGGTACGGACCGCAATAACCCCGTTCATTCGTCGTCGATCTCGAGCTTCGGAGCCTTGAGATCACCAATCTGCACGCGGTGGGCGATGTAGGCGCCCATGGCGCCCACGGCTTCCTCGGCCTTCTGGTCGAGAGCGGGGCGCAAGAAGGGTTTGGCGGCGTGGCCCGGGTGCATAACCACGGCACCGACGAAGTTCTCGCCAATCTTCAGGCTGCCACGTTTCACCATCTTGTTGATCGTGCCGATCGACACCGCGCGGCGACCGCGGCGTGTCTCGCGGACTGACTTGTCTGCATCGGAAACCGAGATCAGGTGCGGCGCGACGCCATATTCGATGAACAGGCCTAGATAGGAGCCTGACCCGCGCAGTTTGACGTAGGAGGAGAGCTTACTGCCCTCAACCCGCGTGCCGATGCCGATCGCCGTCTTGAGCTTGCCTGTGCGGACAGGGACATTGGCCTTCGCCTGTTGCTGGATCACCTTGGCGCCAGCGCGAAGCCCGCCGCGGATAACGTTGCGCTCAAGGTTCTTGGGCAGTTCATCAAGCAAGCGCAGCAGTTCAGGTCCGCCCTTCAACTTTATAGTCATGGTGCGGTTCCTTGACTGGAGTGTTCTTCGACCATGATTTCCATGGCCTCGCGCCGGCCAAGCGTCGCCGGGCCAGAGATGATCTGGTGAATGCGGTTATCGATGATGACGCGCATATCAGCAGCGAGCCCCGCCAAATAACGGATGCGAATACGTGCTGGCTTGCGGCCAATCTGGATACTGTCGGCTAAACGTTCAGCCTTAGATGGAAGAATGTCCTTCACCTCGGCCCAGACATAAGCAAACTGTCCCCAAGTGACCTGTTCGGTTCCGTATTGCGGGTCCCGTGTGACCAACTTGCGCTCGATCCGGATCCTTGTGTCGAGGCTCGAGGCTAGATCCAGCGACATTTGAGCTGTCCCAAGAGGCTCTCGAAGGCGAGACAGGGCGCGCCTTCACGGTTCTCAAACATAGAGGCAACTTTGACCAGGATCGCGGCCCGGGCGATCTGGAGATCAGGGGCTGTGTCTGAAAAGCCGGCTGACAAGGTGATCTGGATCAGACCGTCTGTGCCAAGCTCTGGCCATGATGTGGCCGAAGCCGGGCGGATGCGGGTAAACCCATTGCGCCGACGAGCGACATAATCACTCTCCGGCAGGACGGTCATGTTGCCGTTTGCCGCAGTGAAGCGGATCTCAGCTACTGTGCAGGGCCGGACCGGCACAGTGACTTCGTCTTCCCAGCCTTCCAGTTGAAGTTCGAGGGTCTGCTCGCACAGCCTAAGCCCGGTTTGCAACTCAAGTTCAGCCTGAGCGGCATCGAGTTTAGCGCCCAGTAAGAGATCCTCATCCCTTGCATCAAGTCGCAGTTGCTGCCGGGCTTCCTCAAGCGTCACGGCTCTGTCCTGTGGCGGAGCGATGACGAGCATCTCGGACATCAGCCAGCCTTGTTGCTAATGTTCGCGCCAGATTTGGTCAGGACGGTCTGCGTTTCTTGCTGCTTTGTCTTGGGCGTAGTTTCAGATTTGGATAGCGCGGCAGGCTCTGACTTTACCGTAGCCGCAACCACTTCAGTGGCAAGACCTCGCTTGATGAGGCTCGCTCCTGCCAATGCGTCGATCTCAAAGGTCTGGCCGGTAATAATATTATCTGAACTCACGCTACTTACGTGAATAGTATCGCGTGCCTTTAAAAGCATGGCGGCGTTCTCCTGTAAAATGAGAGGCCGGCCCCTAAAAGCCGGCCCTCTTTCATCAAATCTTGGTAGCTGCCGTCGCTGCGGCCGCAAAGTCACCCTTCACAAAGGCTTCGGGCCGGTAGACCGCAAGCGCAAGGCGTTCTTCTGCCAGCACTGTCACCAAGTTTTTGCGGAAGTTCTGGTCATCTTCGGTAGAAATCTCGACCACTGCATCCATGCGATCGAAAATCTGGGCACCCAGTTGAAACGCACCTGTCAAGAACTTGCCGGTTGCCATCGACTGCGTGGAGACTACCGGCTGCCCCCAAAGCGTTGGCGTAAGAGTGCCTTGCGGATTACCCACAATAAATCTGCCCTGGTTGTCTTTAAGCAGTTCGATGGCTGCCCAATCTGCTGGATGGAGCACCACGCCAGTTGACATCAGTTCCGAGAGCGCTGTCTGCAACATAGCAAGCCGCAGCACATCAATCCGGGTCACCGTTGCAGGGATCGTAATCGGCGGCGTAAAGGCTGTTGCCTGCGTGTAAATGCCGGCAAGGTCCGTGCCTGTTCCGCTGCCGTTTAGCAGCTGGTTTTCTTCAACAAGCGCCAATCCGTAACGAAGCCGTCCGTCGATGTAGGATTGAAGCATTGGCACATCATCAAGGATCTGGCGTGTCGCCAAAACCCAGTGCGCGATCGTCGTGACGTTACTGGTCAGTACATCAAACTTAATGTCCGACTGCGGCTTGGTTGTCCCTGCGGTCTCCGAAAGCGAAGCTGCCGCATTGGCATAGCCGGTTTCCTTAACATACTGCACTGAATTGCTAGCAGTCCGCCCTGGCGTCAGCAGGTCGCGCACGGTCAGACGACGCTGGCCTGGTATTAGTATGCCAGGCAGACGGTCGGCCACGATAAGGTCGCCCGCCGAGCCATTAGCGTCAGTGGTAAGCGCCGAGATGATAGCCTTTACCTCTACACTGGCGCGGCCCCGCACTGTGCTATTGCCCAAAAATGCCTTAATCGCGTCATCTGCTACAACTTGTTCGCCGATGGTCTTGAATTGAGGGGCCGTATCTTCGGCTACCCTGCGGGCAAGCTTTTGCTCGACCTCGTCAAGGCGGGCTTTGGCATTGTTAAGCGCGGTCAGTGCTTCATCGGCCAGTTGCTTTGTAGCCACGGATAAATCTTCGCCGCGCTGTGCTTTGCCCAGCGCTTCTTCGGCCAAGGCCTTTACCTTGTCATGTTTGCTATCAAGGTCAGATTTGATCTCGTCGTGTCTTGTTTCCAGCATGGACCGCAATTCTGCCTGCTTGGTATCAAGGCTGGCTTGCACTTCACTGTAGCGGGCATCGAGCACGCCTTTGACTTCGCCGGCAAGCTGCTCGGCGGTTTTTTGATCGCTCATGTAATAGTCCTTATTTGCAGGCTAATATTCAGGCGCGCATTTGCGCCATAAGGGCCGACAGAAAGTCGGAAGTAGTGCTGCCAGACTCACTCTGGAACAGCGGCGTTAGGCCTTTGCCCGCGATTGCGGTGGCCTGACTTTTCGAGAACCCTGCCTCACGCAGGAAATGCTCAAATTCACGAAGCGTTGGCAGGCGCCCATCTTCGAGGATTGATTTTACACTGGTTATGACCGCCCGCTCGTTCATTGGAATGGTAACCAGGCTCACTTCATAAAGTGAAAGTTCGAGCAGTTGACGGGTCTTCCCCACCAGTTGCTCGCGGATAGTCCTATAGCCAATTGATAGCCCGCCAATCGCGCCATCACGCACCAACCCGTGAGCCTCTTGGCCAGATTGGGAAGATAGCGAAAGCTGGCCTTTGACGATCAGTCCCTCGCGGCTCTCTACAAATTCAGTCCATACCCCTGCAGGACGGGTTTGATCATGGAACATCAGCATGGGCACAGATTTGCGCCCTTTAAGCGATCGGTTAAGGGCGCCTGGCACAATGACATCGCCGCCAGCATCAATATTGCCGTAACCTGCAGCGATGCCCTCAATGAGGCCGCCGTCAGTAACGGCCTTAGTATCTAAAGTGAAATCCAGATGGTTCATGGGGTAACTCCATTATCAGTCACAGGCAGTCAAGCAGACGTGCCAGATTGCTCCAATCCAGGGCTGATCTGGTTGATGGGAACATTTTGCATCTGCATCCGCGGCACCTCGCCGCCTTCGACGGGTGCAAGGTTTTCAAGCGCACGAACCTCGTTGATGGTCATCACGCCGTTGCTCAGCATCTGCTGGTAGAAGGAGGCACGTGCGCCGCTGTCTCCGCGCAGCAAGCCTTCTAGGTTAAACTCGATAACGATCCCGGCCTGACGGTCTGCAGGCGATAGAAGCTGTTTAGCAAGCGCCTGCTCAATGCGTTTGAGGCGCCGGCGAAGCGTGAACTTCTGGAACCCCAATGTCTGCTGTTCAAGACCTGTACCCCAGCTGGTGGTTTTCTCAGTGTGGCCAACCATGAACGGCGGCACGCCAAAAAACCGGCAGACCTCCTCGACCGAAAAGGCTCGGCTCTGCAACATCTGCGCATCTTCCGGGCTAATCGAAAGCTGAACCCAGTCCATGCCTCGGTCGAGCAGCATGGGCCGCCCGGCATTGATGGCGCCTGCAAACTTCTCCTGCAGCAGTTCCTCGGCTTGTTTGCGCTGATCGAGTGTCAGCGTGTCTGCCGTCTTCAGGAGGCCCGAAGGCCGGACTCCGTTTCGG